CCCCGGACGACCCCGCCACGCACGACCCCGGCGACACCACCCCCACGCTCGGTGTCTTCTTCCTGCGCGAGAGGCCGCGCCGATGACCACCCCCGTTCGGCGCCGCGGCCGTACCCTCCGCCAGCGCCTCCTCGGCTTCATCACCGACGCCGTCGACCGGCTCCGCGCCGCCTGGTCCATCCTCACCACCGCCCAGACCCGGCTCCTCAACGCGCTCGCCGCGATCCGGCCCGGCCGCTCCGCCCGCACCGGCGCCGCCCTGCGCGCCGCCATCGCAGTCTTCAACCAGTCCCTGGCAGCCTTTGCCCGCGCGGCCGGCGCCTTCGCTGAACGCTGGGCCAGCGCGGACCTGCCCCTCATCTACCGAGAGGGCGCCTGGACGATGCTCGACAACGCCGACCGTCGCACCAGCCTCTTCCAGTGGACCGACCGGCACCGGGCCGCCGTCACCGCAGCATCCGCCCAGTACTACGCCGACCTCACCACCCGCATCAACGAGGCCCTGCGCCGCGCCCGCGCCTTCCTCCGCGCCGCCCAGGACGCCGCCCGCGGCACCGCCGACCGCTTCGACGCCACCGCTCTACGCCGCGATCACCCGCTGGGCACGGTGATCTACGCCAACAACTCGAGGCACCCGGTGGATGCGTGGGCACGTGCCGCGATCACCTGGCAGGCCGTCACCACCGCCAACACCGCCGCCGCCCGCACCGCACTCGATGAGCTGGGTGTCGACTTTGTCGAGGTCCGCGATGGGCACGGCTGCGGATGGCGTGACCACGACGACGAGGACAAGGCGGACCGTACCCTGCGCACCGTTCAGGACGCCCTCGCCCACCCCACGGCTCATCCGCACTGCGTTCGGGAGTTCCTGCCCCGCCTGGACCTGATCGGCCGCGCCACCATCCGCACTGGAGCGCCCCTGTGAGCAAACAGACCACCCGCGTCGAGCCCACCATCGGACAGCAGCTGGACAACCTCGGCCTGGCCGACGCCCTGCCGCAAGGACATCGAGTCGTTGAGGCCACGGTCAGCCTCGTAACAGCCGAGCACGAGGACGGCGGGGACGTAGTCCATCGGCCGATTCATCTGCCCTGCAGCGCGCCCGGCGCCATCCCCGTCCCGCACCCACACGTGCGATGCGTCCGCCTGATCTGCGATGCCGACCAAGCCCTCGCACCTGCGCAGAGAGACCGCGTGGCCTCCTGGCTGGACGCCAACGGAATCCAACCGTCACGGGTGGCCGCAGGACACCCCGTCACCGTGGAGTACAAGACCGACGGGCAGAAGGAATGGGGCCACCTGATCTGCTTCGCTGAGTACTACGAGGACGCCAGCGGCAGCAGGACGTTCGACTACAAGACCCAAGCCGCCACCGTGGTGCAACGATGCGTTCGACAGTCCGTCGCGCTGGGACCGGAGAACAGCGCATGACCGAGGCCCCCACCGAGCCGCAGACCCATGGTGTCCGTATCGACGCCCAGCCCGGCCACGCCACGATCAGTCTCGACGGCACGCCGATCCCTCCCGGCCAGGTCACCGGCTACACCCTCCACCACGACGTCCACAACGCGCTGCCCACCCTCGTCCTCCACACCCGGCAACCGTCAGGCGCCCTCTGGGAGGGACTAGCGCGGGTCGCCGTTGCAGACCCGCAGCAGGACCACACAGCCACCATCATCGAGTTCCTGGACGCCATCGACCCGGCGGCGCTCGAAAACGCGGCCCTCAACCGGGACGACCTCGGCAACAGCAAGTACGACCTGACGCGGGCGATGCTGCGGCAGCTCGCCGACTGGGCGCGAGGAGACGTCTGATGGCCGGCCTCGATGACGCCCTGGCCGGAGTCGTCCAGTGGATCCAGACGAACCTGATGGTGGACACGGTGCGAGTCGAGCGGCCGTCGGCCGCCGCCCCCGTCCTGGACCCGGCCACAGGCCGGCTCACCTACCCGAAACCGGAGATCCTGTACGAGGGACCCGGTGCTGTCCTCTCCACGGGCGCCCCGGGCGGCATCAACGCGCTTCCGTCAGCCACGCTGCCATGGACGGAGGAGACCACCTCCCCGGCCCGCCTCCTCACGCCCCTGGCCGCGCCGATCCCCGCCCGCGACGACCTGGTCACGGTGGTCGCCGTCCACAACCCCGCCAACACAGCCCTGATCGGTCGGTCCTGGTTCGTGCAGGATCCGGGTCGCGCTTCCACCGTCGAGGTCGTCCGCACCACGCCCCTGGACATGAAGCAGGCAGGGCGCCGGGAAGCAGGTGCGGGATGAACCTGGACGAGATGGCCGACCGCCTCGAGAGGGCAGCCGACCGGCTTGGGGAGGTCACCGAGCAGCGCATGCGGCACGTCGGCCGACTGGGGGTCGCCCGGATCCGGCAGAACGCGTCCGGCCGGCCCGGCCCCAACGTCATCACCGGCCAATACCGGGCATCGTGGCGCGCGGAGACCAGGGGCATCCCGCACGGCGCCGAGTGCACCATCGGCACCACCAAACCACAGGGGCGACGCCTGGAATTCGGCTTCTACGACATGACCGACTCGATCGGCCGCCACTACTTCCAGCCACCGTTCCCGCACGTCCAACCCGCCCTCGGCTTCATCGAGGACACCCTGCACGAGCAGATGCGCGGCGTCGTCGAGGAGCTGCTGTCATGATCCCAAAACGGCTGGTCACCGCCTGGGTGGTGGACACACTGGAGGCGGCGTCGGGGATGCCCGTGGGCCGCGGTCACAAGCCGGGCGACAGAAACCCGCCCTTCTACCTGCTGTACTCCGTGGACACCAACGTCGACGGCGCCCCGTACACGGACCTCAACGAGGACGCATCGCTCGTCTACCAGATCACTTCCGTGTCCGGACCCGACCCTGAGATCCCGGAGTCGACCGCCGATTTGACTCAGTTGGAGTGGATGGCCGACAAAGCCCGGTCGACGTTCCTCGGCCGCGACCCGATCACCGGTCTGTGGCTGCACCCTCTTACCGTCCCCGGCGTGTCATGCATGGCCCGCCGTCTGGACGTTGAGTGGGGCGGGCAGCCAGGGGGAACGTCCGAGCAGGAAGCTGCAATCATGACCTACGTGCAAAGGTTCAGGTTCGACCTGACCCCCGCCTGACCTTCCGGTCGGGCAGAAACCGCACCGCGGCGGGACCCCACGCGGACGCCACCACGCAGGTGGCCGCCACACCGACACGTGTAGCAGGGGCCCCAACGCTCGGCCCCTAACCGCAAGGGGCCACCATGGCGAGGTTCAACCGCAAGGGCACCACCCGCATCTACTTCCTGCCGACGATCGCCTCCAACACGCTCGTCCCGACCGGCGCGGAGATCACCGCCGGCACCGACTACACCGGCCAGATCAACGCCGTCGAAGGCTTCTCGATCGAGAACACCCCGATCGACACCCCCGACATGGCGTCCACCTTCGTGTCCAAGATCGGCGGCGACGACACGGCACCCGACTCCTCCCTCACCTTCTACGAGGACAGCACGGCCGACGACATCGAGAGCGACCTGGCCAAGGGCACCAGCGGCTACGTCGTCATCTTCAGCAAGGGCCTCACCGCCGGCGCGAAGGGCATGGACGTCTTCCCCGCCGTCGTCACCTCCATCAGCAAGCCCTACACCACGGACAACGAGGCCGCGCGGATCACCGTCCAGTTCGCGATCACCGCGCGCCCGCTGCAGAACGGCACCGTCCCGACCCTGACCTGACCCCCGGCCGCCGCACACCCCACCAGCCCCCGGCCGGGCCCGTGACGTACACGGGAAGGGCGCCACGTGCGCCCGGCCGGGCCTTCCCCTCCGGAGAACCGCATGCCGAACAACTGGGACGCCCTCAAGAAGCGCCTGGACAAGGTCAAGAAGCCCGTCGCCGCGTTCCACCTGTGCGAAGACCCCGACATCCGCGACCGCTACCTGGCCGCGAAGCGGGCCGCGGAACGGACCGCCGCCAACCTCAAGGCCCTGCCCGCCGACACAGCCGCCGACGCCCGAGCCCTGGCCGAGAGGCGAGCTGGGGAGGCGGCCTCCGACTTCGCGGCCGCCGAACAGGCGTACAAGAACGCCACCATCACCCTACGGTTCACCGCCCTGGAACGCACCGAACTGGAAGCCCTCCAGAACGCCCACCCGGCCAGCGAGCAAGACGAAGCCGACGGCAACGCATTCGCCGACTCCTTCGCCCCGGCACTGATCTCCGCCGCCTCCCTGGACGGCATGCCCGTCGAGGACGCCGCCCACTTCCTCAGCACCTGGACCGCGGCCGACGCCAAGGCCCTGTTCGATGCCGCCTGGTCCGTGCAGCACATCCAGCGGACCGACCTGGGAAAAGGCTGATCGACGATGACCGGTTCCGCGCCGAGATGGAGCTGTGCCGCCAGTACCGCATCCCCCACAGCCTCTTCCGCGGCCACGGAACCGGCAGCTGGACCGACCTCGACCGCCGCAAAGCCCTCGCCTACGAGACCTACCTCAAATCGGTCTGCCCCACCTGCGGCACCCGCCCCGACGAATGGGACGAGAACGCGGGCGGAGACGAGGACGCTTACCGGGCCATCACCCACCGCTGCATCGGCTGCCAGATCATCGCCGACCGGCAGAAATCCGTTCCGGACGGCGACGAAGGCCACGGCGTGAAGGTTCTACTGATCCCGTCCAGCGTCCACGCAGCCATGGAACTCGCCCGCCACCAGCACTAGCTCCGAAGGGAGGCACCGGATGGCATCGCAGTGGAACCTGTCCGTACGGCTCACCGGCCAAGGACAAAACCTTTCCCGCACCCTGCGCGAAACCAGCCGTGACGCCCGCCGAGCCTCCCGCGACATCGACACCCTGCGCCAGGACATCAACCGTCTGCGTGCCGCAGTCGGCAGAGACATCCGTATCGGTGTCCGCCTCGATGCCACCAACCTGCGCCGCGACGTCCAGGCCGCCATCAACGGAGCCGGACCCCGGCAGGGCATCCGCGTGCGCATCGGTGTGGACGCCACCAACCTGCGCAGAGACGTGCGTGTCGCACTCACCGGAGCCGGCCCCCAGCAGGGCATCCGGGTCCGTTTCGATGTTGACGCCGCTCACCTCCGCGACGACATCCAGGCCGCGATCACCGCCGCAGGCAGAGGACAAGGCCTCGGCATCCAGCTGAACCTGACCGACACCATGCAGCTGCGCCGCGACGTCGCAGACGCTGTGCGCTGGGCCGCCTGGGGTCACCGCATCGACATCCCCATCGGCCTGCGCAACCCCGACCAACTGCGTCGCGACGTCGACGAAGCCGTCCGGCAGGCCCAGCTCAACCAGGTCATCCGCGTCCGGGTCGACACCGACACCGCGGCGCTGCGCAACCTCGGCCGCACCCTGAACACCGGCGGAGGAGGTTCAGGCGGCTCCAGGGGGCTCCAGAACGCGCTCAAGGCGCTGCTGTTCCTGCTGCCCGCAGTCATCCCGCTCGCCGGCGGGCTCGGAGCGAACATCGCCCCGCTGGCCGGGCAGTTCGCCGCCAGCGGAGCCGCAGCCACCGTCTTTGGTGCCGCCATCGCCGGCCAGGTCACCAACCTCACCGAGGCGGTCGAGGCGCAGAAAAAGTATGAGGATGCTGTCGCTCAGCACGGCGAGGCGTCTGAGGAGGCAGCGACGGCCTCCGACGAATACCAAGTGGCCCTCAGCAAGCTCCCGGCGGCTACCCGCGAGACCGCGGCCGCCCTCGCCGACCTGAAGGACGACTACCAGGACTGGTCCGACGCGCTCGCCAGTGACACCATGCCGGTCGCCACGAAGAGCCTCCAGCTCCTCGACGCGCTGCTGCCCCACCTCACCCCCTTCGTGGAGGGCGCCGCCAACGCGTTCGAACGGCTCGTCACCTACGCCGGCGGCCGCATGAACACCGGCCAGTTCGAGAACCTCATGGAGACGTTCTCCGAGAACTCCACCGACAGCCTGAACGAACTCGTCACCGACATCATCCGCTTCGCCGAATCCGTGGACGAGTTCACCGGCGGTGAGGACGTTCAGGCCTTCCTCGCCTTCTGCCGGGAGAACGGTCCGCTCGCCGCGGAGACCCTGGGGAACATCGGAAGCGCCCTCGTCCATCTGCTGGCGGGGGCGTCCGGGAGCGGGGAGATCCTCCTCACCGTTGCTAACGCCCTCGCCAAGGTCGTCAGCGCGGTGCCCGCCGAGGCGATCTCCGTCTTCCTCCAGTTCTACACGGCCATGCGTCTGGCCAGCATGGCCGCGGCCGGCCTGACAGCCGTCACCGGATCCGCAGCCGCCACCAGCCTCGCCACATTCGTGCGCTCCGCACGGTTCGGCGGTGTCGGCAACGCTGTCGCGGGCGTCACCCAGCAGATGAGCGGACTCCAGAAAGTCGCGGGCGGGCTCGGCATCCTCGGCGCGGTCGCTATCGCCATCGACGAGATCGCCGAGCGCGCAAAGGGCGCCCCACCGGACGTCGACAAGCTCACCACGTCCTTGAAGGAACTGGCGGCCACTGGCGAGTTCTCAGGCGAGCTGGAGAGCACGTTCGGTGACATCGACGGGTTCGTCTCCAAGATGAACAGGCTCGAGGGCACCGAGAAAGTCCTGGACAAGGTCCTGAACCCTCGCGGCAAGGCGGCGCTGGAGCCCATCCTGGACGGGGTCATCTCGAAGATTGATCCCCTCGTCAACGGCAGTGACGGGCTCGAAGCCATGAAGGACGACTTCGAGTCGCTGGACAAGGCATTCGCACAGCTTGCCACCAGCGGTCACGGCGACCTGGCCGCCGAGCAGTTCGCGAAGTTCGAGCAGGCCGCTCTCGACGCTGGGCACTCCCAGTCCGAAATCAACAAGCTTTTCCCTGAGTACCAGAAGGCCGTCGCCGCCATCGACGCGGAGCAGAAGGTAGCCGCGCGCTCGATGGGCCTGTTCGGTGAGGCCGCTCTCGAGACCCAGGCCAAGCTCGACGCGCAGAAGAAGAGCACGGACGGCCTGCGCGCCAGCATCCAGGCATTGAACGAGGTCAACCGGGCGGCCGGCAGCGCGATGAACGCCATGGAGCAGGCCATCGACGATGCCGCCGACGCCGCCAAGGAAAGCGCCGGCGCGCTCACGATGAGTAATGGCCAGCTGGACCTGAACAGCCAGAAGGCCCGGGACGCGGAGAGCTCACTGAGCGACCTGGCCGCAAGCACGGACGAAGCCGTCACCGCAGCCCGGGAACAGGGCAAGTCCTGGGAACACGTCACCGGCATCTACGAGCGGGGCCGCAAAGCGTTCGTAGACACTGCCATGCAGATGGGCCTGACGAAGACGCAGGCTGAATCGCTGGCCGACGCGTACCTGAGCATCCCGGACAAGGCGTCCACCAAGGTGGAGATGCAGACCGCTGACGCCATCGCTGGTCTGGAAGCGGTCATCGCCGCCATCAAGAAGACCCCGGACAAGAAGAGCGTCAAAGTCGACGCTCTCTCGAAGAGCGCGATCGACGAACTGGAAGCTTTGGGATTCAAGGTCAAGCGCTTGCCCGACGGCCGGTTCGAGGTCATCGCCAACACCGCGACGGCACAGGGCCGACTAGGAGACGTGCAGGCCGCCCGGGACCGACTCAAGGGCAAGGAAATCTCTATCGACGCCGATCCCAGCGGATTCTGGGCGAGCGTGACAGGTCTGGTCGGCAGAGTCCTCGGCACCTCATACATCAACGTGGCCTACCGGAAGACGGACTCCAGCCTCCAGCCCAAGTTCCAGGCGGACGGTGGGCTCCTGGACTTCTACGCCCAGGGCGGCATCCGCAGCGCTGACGTCCGGTCGTTCGCCAACGGTGCCGAGAGGCACGTGGCGCAGATCGCTCCGGCCGGCTCCTGGCGTGTGTGGGCCGAGCCGGAGACCGGCGGCGAGGCCTACGTGCCTCTCGCTCCGTCGAAGCGTGGCAGGTCCCGGCAGATTGTGGAAGAGACGGTGCGTCGCCTCGGCGGCGACCCCGCCATGATCCAGTGGAACGCCGACGGGTCGGTGACGGACTGGCGCTACGACCCGCAGACCGGCTCCCTGTATTCACCCAGCGACGCCGGCCAGGCCGGTAAGAAGACCAAGAAGGTCAAGGGCAAGGACGTCGACTACTTCGACCTGGGTGCGGTCGAGAAGAAGCTGAAGTCGGCGGCGAAGGCGACGCAGGCGTGGAACAAGGATCTGGAGAAGGTCGCGGAACGGGTCGGTGGCGACGTCGCCGAAGCCCTCGCCTCCATGGGGGAGGAGGGCATGAAGCTGGCCGACAAGATGGCCAACGGCTCCACGAAGTACATCAACGAGATGGCCGACGCCCTCCGCAAGCTCCAGGAAACCGCCAAGGCCACGCTCACCGACTACACGCGGCAGCTCACCGGCGCCAACAAGATCAACCAGAAGTTCGCCAACGATCTCGCCAAGCTCTCGGCCATGGGCTACGACGACCTCGCCGCCCAGCTCGCCGCCCAGAACGACGAGGCAGCCCAGCAGCTTGCCGCGGCCGCCATCAAGGACCCGTCGAAGGCCGCGAAGGCCGACGCGGCGGCAAAGACCGCGAACAACGCCCTGACCGCCGACCAGGTGCAAGCCCTGGTGCAGATCATCGCCGCGATCACCAACAACAAGACCGGCATCCACGACGTGGCCGCCAAGACCGGCCTCGGCGAGGACGAGATCATCACGGTGGCCAACAAGGCCCACGGGCAGATCCGCGGCTCCCTCGGCAGCAAGGCCACGAAGTTCCTCTCCGACCTGCGTAACGCCAATGCGGGCAAGGCCTACGCCAACGGCGGGATCCGCGCCGGGATCTACGCCAGCCAGGCCGGGATCATCCGGTTCGCGGAGCCGGAGACCGGCGGGGAGGCCTACCTGCCGCTGTCGCCGTCCAAGCGGCGCACCGCGATGCCGGTCCTCGCCGACGTCGCCCGACGGTTCGGTGTCGGCCTGACCGACGCCCAGGCCTCCCGGCCGGTCGTCATCGTGCAGGGCGGCGGCGACACCCATGTCAACGTCACCGCGGTCCGCTCCGGTGCCACCGCGTCCGACATCGCAGCCCAGGTCGGCCGCAGCGTGCGCCGTGCCCGCAGAGGAGGGGTGGCCGCCCGTGCCGCTTGAGGACTGGCAGTACGACATCGGAGGCGTCGTCATCGGCGCCGGCACCAGCGTGGACGTCATCGAGACCACCGGCCTCGGCCGGCCCCCGGTCCGCGACTCGGATGTGGACCAGCCGTCCATGGACGGCCAGTTCGCCGGCCCCGACTACTGGGCGGGCCGCCAGGTGCAGATCGACGCCGCCATCAAGATCCCCGGGAACCCGGCGGCCTGCCACGACATGGTCGCCGCCTTGCAGGCCGCCACCGACCCCGCTGCTGTCCGCCTGGTCGGCGGGCAGGGCCTGACCCTGCGGATCAAGCGGCCCGGCCGACCGGTGAAGAGGCTCACCGTGCGGGCCCGCAAGCTCGATCCGGAGTACGAGCAGGTCATCCACGGCTACGTGCCGCTCGACCTGGAGTTCCTTGCGCACGACCCCACGTTCTACGCCGACACCGAATCCGTCACCGAGCTGCCGCTGGGATGGCTCACCGGCGGGGGGTTCGCCGCACCCGTCACCGCGCCGATCTACGTGCAGGACGGCACCGTCGCCGCCGACCGGCCCGGCTGGGTCACCAACAACGGTGACGCGGACGCCTGGCCCATCATCCGCATCACCGGCCCCTGCGCCAACGTCACCATCACCCACGTCGCCTCCGGAAGGCAGCTGGCGCTTCCCACCCTGAACCTCGCGGCGGGCCGCTGGATCGAGATCGACACCCGGCCCGGCTACCGCACCGTCACCTGGGACAACGGCGGCAACGCCTCCACATACCTCAGCCCCGCATCCCGCATCGACCTGTTCTCCCTCCCGCCTGGCCAGTCCGAGATGCGCTGGACCGCGTTCGACAACACCCAGACCGCCCGCATGCGCGTCACATGGCGCGACGCCTACATCGCCCTCTGAGGAGCGCCACGATGACCCTGTTTCCTCGCCCCCTCCTCACCAACGGGGCCACCCACCCCGCACAGCAGTTCCGCATGATGATCCGCGACCTTTCCAACGGCGCGGAGGGCATCACCCAGGGCGACGACCTGAAAGTCACCCAGCGCACGACCCCCGGCGGCGGGGTGGTCGTGGGGGACGGCTCTGCGGTGGTGCGGGGCCGGGCGAATGCGTTCCAGGGCTCCTACAGCGTGTGCAACATCGGCGCCGCGGACGTGCCGATCGCGGCGACCGGCGGCACTGCCCGCTCCGACATGGTCATCGTCCGCGTGGAGGACCCCGAGTACGAGGGAAGCCTGAACCCCGAGGTCGACCAGATCGAGTACTTCCAGGTCATCTCCAACGTGTCCGCTTCAGCGACCACGATTCCCGACGGCCGTACCGGTATCCCCCTGGCCCGGATCGACATCCCCGCGAACACGTCCACGATCACCAACGCGATGATCACCGACCTGCGGAAGGTCGCAAACCCGCGCAGGCTCCGCGTCGTCGACACCCAGTCCCCGTCCTCGATGAGCACCGGCATCGGTTCATCCACCAGCTACAGCTACTTCTCCACCGCCGCCGGATGGAACATCGCGATCCCCGACTGGGCCACCAAAGCCATCGTCAAGATCGATGTCAGTCCGATCCGCTACGACCTCGGCAACTTCTACGGCCAGATCTCCGCCACGTTCGGCTCCAGCCTCGCCACCCAGGCCATCACCCTCGACGACAACCAGGGCACCGGCACCCGCCGCATCCCCGCGATCATCGCCGACACCCTCACCCTCCCCGCCTCCTACCGCGGCACCACCCAGCTCCTGCGCGTCCGCGCCGCCGGCCTCAACGCCGGGCAGGCCGCCCGCATCTACGTCGACTCCGGCACCACCCTCGTCGCCGACGTGCAGTTCGAGGAGGCCGCCAGGTGACCACCGCCCCACCCGTGCGGGTCCTCACCCAGCACGCCCTGACCGGGGAATGGCTGTCGACCGCGCTCCCGGTCACCGACCTCGAATACGGGCACGAACTGTCCGGGCCTGGCGAGCTGCGCGGACGGCTCTCCCCGCGGCTGCTCGCCACCAACCCCACCCTCGCCGACCCCGGCAACACCCTCATCTACGTCGAATCCGCAGGCCAGCTCGAGTGGGGTGGCCTCGTCTGGGACGTCCGCACCCAGGGCGACGAGTACAGCATCGAGGCCGCGTCCTGGTCGTCGTACCTGATGAAACGGTTCGACCTGCACGGTGAGCACGGCGGCCGCGGCCCCTACACCTACGCCGACCGCTGCCAGGTCATCCGCAACATCTGGGACTACGCCCAGTCCATCCCGGACGGCGACCTGGGCGTCATCGTCGACGCGACCACCTCCACCAGCAAGATCGGCACCCCGGACGACGTTCACCACTCCTACTGGTACGAACACAAAAGCCTCGGAGACCAGGTCGACGAGTTGGTCTCCGACCAGGGCACCCCCGAGTACACGTGCGTGACTTCCTGGAACGCGGCGAAGACCGACGTCGTGAAGCGGATCAAGCTGGGCTGGCCCCGCCTCGGTGCCCGCCGCACCGACATCGAGTTCTCCTCTGGCGTCAACATCATCGAAGACCCCGAAGAGGTTCGCTCGGGTGACGACTACGCCCAGGTCGTCATCGGGACCGGCGCCGGAGACGGCTCCGCGAAACTCCGTCAGGTCTCCGCCGTCCGCAACGGCCGCCTTCGTCTCGAGGCGACTGAGGCGTTCCCCGAGGTCAACGGCAACGACGTCCTCAAGGCCCGCACCGAGTGGGCGCGCGCCTGGCGGCAGAGTCTCGGCCGAGTCGAGTCCATTACCCTGCGCGACACCCCGGCCGCCCCGTTCGGGTCGTGGCAGGTCGGCGACGACGTCTACACCCGCATCCACAACAACTGGACGTCCTTCACGGGCTGGTGCCGGGTCACCGGATGGACGATCCGCCCGACCGCCCCCGGCGGCCCCCAGGCCGTCGTCTCCCTCAAGCCGTCCGCGATGTACTCCTACGGAGGCGCCTGACATGGACATCGGCCGCAAACTCGCCGACCTCGAGAAGCGCCTGGAGCGGGTCGAGCACTCCCGGCGTCTGTCCCACGCCGCCCTGGACGACACCAGCCTGGTCGTCACGGACGGGACTGGCACGGTGCGGGCCCGGATCGGTATGCAAGCCGACGGAACCGTCGGCCTGATCGCCGTGGACGGCCCGGCACCCGGCGCCCCCTCACCGCCGATCGTCACCCCGACGATCGGCGGCCTGCGCGTCACCTGGGACGGCACCCTCGCCGATGGCAGCCCCCTGCCCGCCGACTTCGACCACATCGCCGTCCACGCCTCCACCAGCAGCGGCTTCACCCCGTCCGCAGCCACCTACGCCGGCACCATCACCAAGGCCGGGAACGGCGGCATGCTGCCCCTCATCCCGCTGCCGTACCAGCCGCACTACATCCAGCTCACCGCCGTCAACACCTCCGGAAACGCCAGCTCCCCCTCCGCGGAGACCACCAGCACCCCGATCAAGGTTGACGGGCCCGACCTCAAGGCCGGATCCGTGACCGCGGCCGCCATCCAGGCCGGCGCCGTCACCGCCGAAAAGCTCGAGGCGATCCTGCAACTCGCCACCCGCCTGGTTGCCGGAGACCCGTCCGGCGCCCGCGTGGAGCTGAACGAGGACGGCCTGCGCGTCTACAACACCAGCAGCGAACTCGTCATCCGCTTCGACTCCGCAGACGGCTCTGCCGCGTTCACCGGCACCATCACCGGCAGCACCGTCACCGGCGGACTCATCCGCACCGCCGTCACCGGCCCGCGGATCACGATGAACGAGGGCGGCGAGAACAAGATCCTCGTCTACGACGGCACCCGCTCCGTCGCAGGACTCTCCGCGTTCGGCCTGGGCCTGGCCGGCACCAACGGGGCTCTCATGCTCCTCGACCCCAACGCCACGTTCCCAGCCATGCGACTGACCAACGCGGCCGGTACCAACGAGGCCGTCATCAACGTCAGCGAGAACACCGCAGGCTCCGCCGACCTCGGCCTGAACTCCGGCACCTTCACCGGCAGCGGCTTCACCGACATGAAATGGCGCACCTTCTTCGGCAACGACTTCTGGGTCGCCGAACGACTGCGCAACAGCCCACCCCTGACCTACATCGGCGGCCGCATTTACCTTGGGCCCGACACCGCAACCATCGGCTTGCGCAACAGCACCACCCCGAGCGAGGAGTGCTACGTCGGTTTTCATCCCGGCCGCGCCCAGCTCATCAACGGCCGCATGGAAATTTACGCCACGGCGTCCGCCAGCTCCGCTCTCTATGTGCAGGGCGACGCCGCCCACACCGGAAACCTCATCCGTGTCTTCCGCGACGGCGCCGACCGGCTGACCGTCGACAAGGACGGCAACACCAGCATCGCCGGAATACTCGCCGCCGGAAACGTCGCCGTCGGCCGGATCACCATCACGCCGAGCGCGTCCGGCGTCCCCACATCCGGCAACGTCACCGGCCTGAACCTCAAAGGCAGCACCATCCGCGTCGTCGCCACACCGGTCACCGCCGTCCCCGGCACCGCCGTCACCGGCGTCGGCGTCACCAACCAGTCACCCACCGGATTCACGGTCTGGCTGACACGCAACGGAACCACCACCTCCACCGGAATCGATTGGATCGCATACGGCGTATGAGCACCGAAACCGACCCCACCACACCATCCGGCACGACGAACGACACCTCATCCGACCCGCCGCCCTTCGAACCGCCGCCGGCCCCGTCCGAACCGGAACCGGTCGAGGACAGCGACCCGCCGCCCCCACCGGATCAGCCCTCCACCCCCATCACGTTCGAGCCAGCCACCTGGTACTCCGTCGAGACCGTGTGCCTGACCCAGAACCGCGGTGACGGAGCTCCCTGCCCAAACCTGAACGTGACCGCCACCGACCCGATGGTGTACTCCAACGCCGGGAAGCCGATCATCGTGTGCGGACTGTGCGGCAAAAACCGCACCATCCTGTCCGCGACAAAGCTCGACCCTCAGCCCGAAGTCGCCTGACTCCGCCAGCGGCCGAGGCAACACCAGCCTCGGCTCGCCCTACCCTGATCTTTGGGCGACCCTCCGCCCCCTGCTCCACCCTCGAGGGACGACCGCACACCGCGGTCCGCCAACACTGTTCACTGGGCGCGGGGAGATCCAGGAGCACGGGCTATGCCCGAGCCGACCACACAGCAGGACGAGACGACGGCTGCCCGCAAGAGCAAGGACACCGCTCCCGAACCCACCCAGCCGTCTCCCACGGAACCGCCGACCACCAGCGCCGACACCGAGCCGTACCCGGGCGCCGTCTTCTTCCACGGCGGCCGCCACTCGCCGATCATCGCCGCCATGGCCCGCCGCCTCGAGCAGGAAGGCCACGGCGACGGCCGCTACCTCGGCCCGGACTGGACGAACGCCCACCGCGACGCCTTCGCCCGCTTCCAGCACCAGCTGCGCCCCAAGGGGAACGGCGACGTCTCTGGTATCCCCGACGAGACCGCCTGGGACCGCCTGAAGGTCCCGCGGGTCACGCCCCTGCGCGAGGAGTCCTGATGGCCAACGCCCCCTCCGCCTCCACCTTCGCCGACCTGCTGCGCGCCGAAGGCGTCACCGTCGTCGAGGTCGGCGACTGGGAGACCCACAACCGCAACAGCAAGGGACCGTGGGGCCCGGTCAACGGCGTGATGATCCACCACACCGTCACCAAGGGCAGCGCGAACACCGTGGAGCTGTGCCGCAAGGGCCACAGCAGCCTGCCCGGCCCGCTGTGCAACGGCGTCATCACCAAGGACGGCCGCGTCCACCTCGTCGGCTACGGCCGCGCCAACCACGCCGGCCTCGGCGACCCCGACGTCCTCGCCGCGGTCATCGCCGAACGCACGCCGCCAGCCGACAACGAGGCCACCGTCGACGGCAACCGACACTTCTACGGCTTCGAATGCGAAAACCTCGGCGACGGCCGCGACCCGTGGCCCGACGCCCAGCTCCTCGCCATCGAGAAGGTCGCCGCGGCGATCTGCCGCCACCACGGCTGGTCCGAGCGGTCCGTCATCGGCCACCTCGAATGGCAGCCCGGCAAGATCGACCCGCGCGGCTTCACCATGGACAGCATGCGGGCCCGCATCGCCGCCCGCCTCGCAGCCGAGAAACCCGAACCGAAGCCCACCACACCCACCCCCGCGGTGCCGAAGCCCCAGCCCAAGCCGTCCACGCCGGTCGTGGACCTGTCCCGGCTCGTGGCCGCCGCCAAGGCCAACCCGGCCTCGAAGGGCACCCCCGTCACCTACAGCGGCGTCCGCACCGTCGAAGCCGCACTGGTCGACGCCGGACTCCTCGCCAAGCGCTACTCCGACGGGCACTTCGGCACCTCCACCATCGCCGCCTACGCCGCCTGGCAGCGCCGCTGCGGCTACACCGGCAAGGCCGCCGACGGCATCCCCGGCCGCGCCTCCCTCGAACGCCTCGGCGACAAGTACGGCTTCAAGGTCACCGCATGAAGATCACCCCACGCCGCGCCGCGACCCTGCACTACTGCCTGGCCGGCGTATGGGCCCTGCTCGTCATCCCCACCCTGCTGTTCTGGAAGAACAGCGTCCTCTGGGTCGCCGCGATGTCGCTCTACGCAAACTTCGTCGGGCACCTCTCCGCGGCCAAAGCAAGCCGCGCCGAACAGGAAGCAGAAACCTCATGAAGCTCTTCGGACGCGAGCCGGTCATCCTGCTCGCCTTCGTCGCCGTCGCCCTGAAGCTGGCCTCCGCCTACGGCCTCGACGTCACCGCCGAACAGCAGGCCGTCATCATGGCCGTCCTGTCCGGCATCGTCGCCCTAGCAGAAGCGATCGTGCTGCGCACCGGCGCCGCCGCGGCCACCATCATCAACCTCGCCCAAGGCCTGCTGGCCCTGTTCCTCGGCTTCGGCCTCGAGATGACCGCCGAACAGCAGGCCCTGTGGATGCTCGCCGTCGAAGGCGCCGTCGCCCTGTTCCTGCGCCGCGAGGTCACCGCCCCCGTCCCCGCCCTGAAGATCGAGCAGTCCAGCCCGCTGACCCAGCACAGCGGCCCCACCGCGGTCTGACCCATGACCATCCGGCACGCACCGCGTCGACTGGCAGCGACGCACGCGTGCCCCACCACGAGGAGCGGCACCGGTGAATGAGCTGTCGGCCGTCAACGTCCTTTTGCCGGGCGGGGCCGGAGCCATCGTCACTCTCGTCGTGCTGCTCATCCTCAAAGGCCATCTCGTCTCACGAGCCGTCCTTGAGGACGTCCGAAAGGACCGCGACGACCGCATAGCCGAACTGGCCAAAGAGCGGGACATGTGGCGAGACGCGCACCGAGAGAGCGAAGCTGCGCGAATCGAAGCGCAGAACCAGGTCGGCGAACTGGTGGAACTCGCGCGAGTCGCCGACCACGTACTGCGCGCTATACGAGGGGAGGTGCCCGGGGATGCGATGGATCAGTCGGTTGCTGCGCCGCCGTCCTGAGCCCACCCCGCGCCCGGAGGATCCCAGCAAGACACCTGGGCAGCGGGAAGCGGAGAAGGCGCTGTCCCGCGCCCGGGAAGCACGCCGGGAGGTCGAAGCCCACCGCTCGGTCGTGTCCCACGTTGCTGCGCGTCTCGCCCGCGAGCGCCAGCAGAATCACTTCGCGGAGATCTTCCGCGCTGCCTTGGAGGGAGGCCGACACTGATGGACTGGGCGCAGCTCGCCAACATCGCAGCATCGGCTCTGGTCACCCTTGCCTCTGCTGTTTTCGCGATCGTCTATCACCTGCACGCCCCGTGGCAGTCCACTGCGGTGGGCCGTCACGTCATGGCTTTCACCCTCGCGATCGGCGCGCTCGGCGCGTACACCGTCGCGATCTCCGTGTGGCCTGACGGAACGCCCGCCGCGGTGCTCCGCGCCACCCGCACCGTGCTCCTACTCGTGATCGCCGTGCTGGTCGTGCAGCGCACCCGCATGGTGCTGCGCGCCCAGCACCAGGGAGCCCTGCACAGCATGGACCAGCCAGGTCCGCCGCCTTCTGCCTGAACTGGAGCGCACCCATGACCACGGTGACCGGGAAACTGATCGGACCCGCCGACGGCCGGCGGGTGGAGATGACCGCCACCCTCGTCGACGTCACCGGCAAGCCCGCGGTCGGCTACGTCGCCAGCGTCCCCGGTGAAGTGGTGCAGCCCCAACGCATCACGCCCGCCGAGGACGGCACCTGGACCGTCGATCTCCTCCCCAACGGCGCGATCACCTCCGACGCCGGGGACACCCTGTGGTGCATTACCGAGGGCCGCGCCCTGGACGGCACCCCCATCCGCACCTACATCGCCGTCCCCGACACCGGCACCCACTGGGTGGGCAGCATCCGCGCCGACCTGTCCGACACCCAAACCGGGCAGAGCACCGTCGTCTACCTCCCCGGCCCCCCGGGACCGGAAGGACCTGCCGGGCCCGCAGGCGACACCGGCCCGCAAGGACCCCAGGGTGAGCCCGGACCGACCGGACCCGCAGGCCCCCAGGGACCGGCTGGAGAGACCGGCCCGCCAGGCCCGCAAGGCGATCCCGGCCCGCAGCCACCGCTCGGCGCGGCCGGTGCAGGAGACGACATCGCGCTGCGCTCCACCGACCCGTCCACCACGAACGCCCGCATACCTACCGCGCACGCCGCCTCCCACGCCACCGACGGCAGCGACCCGATCACCCCTACCGCAATCGGCGCCGAACCTGCTGGCACCGCCGCAGCCACCGTCACCGACCACACCGCCGCCACCGACCCGCACGGCGACCGCTCCTGGGCGGACACCAAGTTCGCCACCACCACGCAGCTCGCGGACGTGAACAGCACGGTCACCACCCTGGGTGGAGCCGTCACCAACCTCGACGGCTTCGTCAACGACTGCCTGACCCGCGTTTCCGCGATCGAGCAGGGCACCGCCTGGCTGGCTGGCGTGAACTCCACCGGGCCCGTCCAGGTCGTCGGTAACAACCTGACCGTCAGCCGCAACACGGCGGGATCCCTCGGCGCGTACCGGTTCCGCACCACCGGCGGCGGCCTGGACCTCGAGGTCGCGGGCCTGGACGTCATCGTCTCCCACTGGGCGAACGCCGACTTCACCGGAGCCCAGAAGAACGTCATGCGCTGGGAGTCGGCCGGCCCGCACCTGATCGGCCGCACCCAGTTCGGCACCACCCCCTACAACACCGTCCACGACATCGACGCCACCACCGGCGTCGCCGCCGTGGGCGCGAAAAACGGGCTGACCAACATCCGCCTGGCCGGGTTCAAGAACACCGCGGGCGCCCCCACGACCGGCACGTGGACCACTGGGGACGTCGTCCTCGACTCCGCTGGCGCATGGCACCTGTGCACGGCCGGAGGCACGCCCGGCACCTGGACCTGACCCACAGCTGCGGCCTCTATGGCGCGACACGACCGTTCGCGTTGAAGGCGGCGTAGGTGAGCGGCATGAGCTTGGCCCACTCCGCCTCCATCTTCTCGCCGACCATCTCGATCTCCCGCTGCGGGAAGGACGGCACCTTCGCCAGCTCGTGCTGGGTGCGCAGACCGAGGAAGTGCATCAGCGAGCGGGCGTTGCAGGTGGCGTACATCGAGGAGAACAGACCGACGGGGAGGACCGAGCGGGCGACCTCGCGGGCGACGCCGGCGGCGAGCATCTCGCGGTACGTCCGGTACGCCTGGCGGTAGGACTCCTGCATCGCCTCACTGGCCAGCTTGTGCTGCTCGGGGGTGCCCTCGACGAACCGGTACTTGCCGGGCCGTCCCTCCTGCACCAGCTTGCGGGAGGCGTCGGGCACGTAGAAGACGGGCTGCAGCTCGCGGTAGCGGCCCGACTCCTCGTTGTACGACCAGCCCACGCGGTGCCGCATGAACTCGCGGAAGACGAAGATCGGGGCGCTGACGAAGAAGGTCATCGAGTTGTGCTCGAACGGGCTGCCGTGCCGGTCGCACATCAGGTAGTTGATCAGCCCTTTGGAGCGCCCGGCATCAGCCCTTACCTGCTCGAGGGACTGCTCGCCCAGGGTGGAGACGCGTGCGGACCACAGGACGTGGGCGTCGTCAGCGGTGTGTTTGACCAGCTCCACCGTGACGTCGCTGCGGAAGGTCGGCTCAGCGGGCTGATCGGATCGTGCGGGCATAGCGCAGCTCCGGGAAGGGGCGGGGAAGGAGTGGATGCGCCCAGTCTCCCGGCCCTCCGCCGCGGTGTTCCCTCCGCACGTTCGTACGATGGCCGCATGAGCACCACCGTCTCCGGCAGACCGAAGCCGCCCACCCCTGAGTGCGCCCCGTCCCAGGTCGGCCCGTGCGCGAGCTGTCAGCAGCCCACCCACCGGTACGGGCACGGCGCGAGTCCGCTGTGCGTGGTCTGCCAGAAGGCTCTGGATGAGTGGCGGGCGTCCGTGGGGAATACCTCGGCTGGACGGTCGTAGGCTCCCTGACGTGCTCCTCTCCGACCAAGACCTCCACGCGGCGATATCCAGCGGCCGGCTCGGCCTCGACCCGTTCGACGAGGCGATGCTCCAGCCCGCCTCCATCGACGTCCGCCTCGACGCCCAGTTCCTGGTGTTCGAGAATCACCGGCATGACTGCATCGACCCCGCGGTGGAGCAGTCCGATCTGACCCGGTTGGTCGAGGTCCGGGGCGACGAACCGTTCATCCTCCACCCGGGGGAGTTCGTCCTTGCCTCCACGCTGGAGCGGGTCCGCCTACCGCGGGACCTGGCCGCGCGCTTGGAGGGGAAGAGCAGCCTTGGTCGGCTCGGGCTGGTCACGCACTCCACGGCCGGGTTCATCGACCCGGGCTTCGAGGGGCACGTGACGCTGGAGCTGTCGAATCTGGCGACGCTTCCGATCAAGCTGTGGCCGGGTATGAAGGTGGGGCAGCTGGCGGTGTTCCAGATGAGTGGCCCGGCGCTGTTCCCGTACGGCAGTGTGGAGCGGGGGTCGCGGTATCAGGGGCAGCGGGGGCCGACGGCGTCCCGCTCCTGGCAGGGCTTCCACCGCACGTCGTTGTCGTCCCGCTGAGCCTCGGCGTTGTCAGTGCCGCCAGGTAGCGTTGAGGCAGTTCGGACTGCCGGGGTCAAGAGGGCTCGTGGAGCGACGGCGGTCCCTGCACGAGGGGAGGCCCCGTGGCCAAGGCCCGAGTGAAGGTCAAGTTCAACCAGGCGGCGCTGAAGAAGGCCGTCGTAAAGTCGGTAGACGACTGGGCTGCGAAGATGACCCGCAAGATCAACGCCCTGTCGCCGCAGTACACCGGGCGTCCGGTGCCGGAGGTGAAGCAGGCGATTGCACGGGTGTGGGCACGTGAGGCGGACGGCACGAAGTTGCCTGAGCCGCATCTGACGGCGTACGCGGAGCAGATCGCGGCTGGTGGTCGGGTGACCATCAGGACGAAGAAGTAGGGTACGCACGACGGTGCCCCGGCTGCTTTCCTCAGCCGGGGCACCGTGGCGTTCGACGTCGGTGTCCTCACTTCTCGGCGGCGCGCTCGGCGGGGGACTGTCCAACGCCCGCGCAGGGCGGGGAGGGCTTGAAGCCGTTGGCCTGCTTCTCTAGGTGGAGAGGCAGTGTGCCGTTGTCAGTGAGGGTGTACGGGCGGTGGCAGGCGGGGCAGGTTCCAACCGCTGTCATGGTCGGCGTCCTCACTTCTCGGTGGCGCGGTCGGTAGACAGCCCGAGCCTGTGAAACAGGGCGTCCAGACCGTCCTCCACGGTGCTCGTGGCTCGCTGCACTTCGTCCAGTTCGGGGTGGTCGGCTTTCCAGTCGAGGTAGTCGGAGAGCCAGTCGCTCATGGTCGGTGTCCTCACTTCTCGGTTTCGGGTGTCGTGGGGCGGCGCGTCTGCCACCCCTTCTGTCCGCCGGTCGGAGTCCGGACAGCGCGCGATACAGCACCAGCCCGTCGGCGAACGAACCGCTCCTCGTACTCCTCCCGCTCCCGGTGCTCTCGATCCTCCTCATCCTCGACCTGGAGGAAGGCCGGGTAGGCGTCTCGTGCGGCGGCGACAGCAGCGAGCGCGGTGTCGTGCAAGGAGTCCTCAAGTCGGTTGTGGGACCAGGTGAGGTGCCACCCGGCGTCGGTCTCTGCGATCTTGGCGATTCGCTCGTGGTGGTCGTGGTGGCGAATGGTCATGGCACGGCCGTCCCACGGAGTGAAGATGGGTACGGGCTTCGGGCGGGCCATGGTCGGTGTCCTCACTTCTCCACGTTGCGGATGGCGGTCTCGAAAACAGGGATCAGGTCTTCGGCGATCTCGTACCCTTCGACCTTGCCGAAGCCGGGCCCCACACCGGTCACCGGCTGCTTCATCGCCTCGGGCCAGCGGCGCAGCGTCTTGCCGCGCTGGAGGATGCGACTCAGGGGGGCGCTGTGGCCGCGCAGGCTGTCATCGGGGTTGTCGCGGAGGGCATCCGCCGGCACCATCCCGCCGCGAGCCACCGCCTCCTTGACGATTCGTCGGGCGCGGGCGGGCAGCATCCGGTAGTACTGGGTGGCGCGTTCCTCGGTCCAGGTCGTGTCGGTCTCGACGTCCTGAGCGTGGTCGGCGAGGAGGGCCAGGAGCTTGTCCTGGAACTCGGGCGTGGGCTCATCCACGGTGACGGTGATACGCATGACACCTTCCGTAGCAACTAACGAGATCTGACGTGTTCTTACGAGAACCGTAGCGGACTCACGCACGTCTGTTACTCGTTTACTCGCATTAGTTTCACGATAGTTGGCGCGCGATCCTCACTGAGGAGCGCCCAGCGTGGTTCCCGATAAGCTCATATGCCAGGCCACAAGAGCTACGGAGACCCATTGAGCCTCGCCGGATACATCGTCAGCGTGCTGGCCGTCCTCGTCTCGCTCGCCAGCATCACCGTGTCTCGGTCCGCACGGAAGCACGCTCTGCGCGCGCAGGCCGCGTATGCACGGGCCGAGGCTACGCGTGATGCGAGGCGGAAGATGAGGAACCAGACCCTCTGACTCCAGTTAATGTTCCATCAGTCGACCTATGGAGCGTCGTCATGGACCAGCCGGATGAACATACGCTCGTTGCGCAGGTCGACGCAGCGATTGAGGCGCGCTGGCAGGTAGCGCAGCGCCGGCACCGGGATGCTATGGCCGCAATCGAGCGTCGTCGGTGCCGCGCCAACCTCCGCTTCGGCCTCGTGCTGATCGGGTGCGCCGCCGCGGCCGGCCTGGCGGCTCTGGTGTCTTCCTGGCTCGGTGGGTGAGGGTCCGACGCCACGGCTGGCGCGACACCCCCTGATCTGCTCTCCGAGGGATCACGGAGCCCCATGTACTAGATAATTACTGTTATGTTGATCTCCCGCACGGGCGGGGGATTAACGGCGATCCGGAGGGCCCATGAAGGACTTGGTGCAGTTTCTACGTGACCGGCTGGACGAGGACGAATCGATCGCGCGGGAGGCGGCGCACTACGAGGCTGGGCACTGGACAACGAAGGACGGGTACCCCGTCTCGGTGGCGGACGAGTTGCCGGAGGCAGCGGATACCTTTGAACGGGTGGTGGTCTTCGACGAGGGATCGCCCAGTGAGGAGCAGGCTGCCCATATCGCCCGCCACGACCCGGCCCGCGTTCTCGCCGAGGTGGCCGCTAAGAAGCGGATCCTGGACCTCTACGACGCAGCACACTCCGATGCGGTCCGCGACGCCATCGGTATCGACTCGCAGGATGGCACCATCAGCGCCATAACAGCGGCTCTCCAGTACCTCGCCACTGTGTACGCCGACCACCCGGACTACAACGAGGCGTGGCGGCCGTGACCGAGCTCGTCCCAAGAGCGCGCGGCGGCCAACTCGCCGCGCGCACCCGCAGCGCCGTCGACGACTGGCCACCCGAAGCCCTCGACTTCGCCACCGAACTCGCCGACCACTACCCAGCAGGCGACCCCTACCCCGGCCTCGTCGGCGCCTGGATCGCACGCCAGAAGACCGCCAACACCCGACGCACCTACGTCCGCCAGTACCGGGTATGGGACACCTACGCCCGCGAGAGAGGCACCCACCCGCTCCAAGCCCGCTTCCCCCTCGCCGAGGCATTCTCCCGGCACCTTGAGACCGCCCCCACCATGCGACCGGTCAAGGGAGGGCACCGCGGGGAGAAGGCGCCCACCGGGCCGCCCCGCTCCGACGCCGCCCGGGCGAACCTGCTGTCCGCCTGCTCCTCCTTCTACACCTACGCCGTCCGCGCCGGCGCCGCCGAGTTCGACCCCTTCGACCTCGTCGCCCGCCCCGAGCTCGACCAGGACGGTTCCAACACCCAGGGCAGCACCGAAGAAGAGTCCGCGGCGCTCCTGGCGGCCGCCTACGAAGACGGGCCCCGCTCCTACGCCCTCCTGCTCACCATGTACACCGTCGCGCTACGCCTGGACTCCGCGCTCGGCGCCCAGGTCGAGGACCTCGGCCACGACAAGGGCCACCGCATCCTCAACGTCCGCCTCAAGGGCGGCCGCCGCAAACCCAAGGTCGTCCCCCCGGCCACCGGGCACGCCATCGACGTCTACCTCAACGGCCGCACAGCCGGCCCGCTGTTCCAGACCCGCACCGGGCGCCCCCTCGACCCGGCCTACGTGTGGCGGCTCGTACGGCGCCTCGCCAAGAAGGCCGGCATCGCCAACGCCGCCACCTTCCACCCGCACGTTCTCAAGCACGACGCCGTCACCCATGCCCTGGACGCCCCGGACGCTAAGCTGCACCACGTCCAGGACTTCGCCGACCACAAGGACCCGCGGACCACCCGCCGCTACGACCGGCGCCGCGGGCGCCTGGACAACAGCCCCGGCTACCGCATCGCCGCACGGATCGCCGAGCGCCTGCCCGGAGGCGACGAGTAGCCGTACTCGGACCTTCGTTGGTAACAGCCCTCCAGGCGGTCGGTCTGATCGGGCCGACCGTCGAACCGCTCGGCATTACCACCCGGTGCCCTGACCTTGGGGTCCTCGGGTGAAGGCGCCCGGCATGAACTCGCGACATGCGTCTGCCCTCCTGTCCGGAGGGCCTCGACGCCTCGGAAGGGGTGACACCGACCGAGACGTTGGGAGACGACGCCGTGTACCTTCCCGATCCGTTCACCCTTGAGATGCTCGCGGCCGCGTGGCCCGCGTACCAGCTGGCCCGTGCGGCCGTCGGGGGCCTGGTCCGACTGCTGCGGCCCGGGCGCGGACGTCACCGTCGGCCGCGCCGCTAGCAGACCGCGGCGCAGACCAGGACTGTCTCGACAACAGTCCCGGCCTGCGCCGCCACACGAATCACGAAACGCCTCCCCGGTGGGGACGACTAGGCCTCTTTAAGAGCCTGCCACTTCTCCGTCTCGTACGGGTACGGCGCCTCCGCCCACTGCTGGATCACCGTAGCGGCGTCAATGTCGTGGTGGTCGCGCCACACACGCCAGGCGGTGCTGCGCAGGTCGGTGAGGAACTGCGTACCCACCGCCCGGAAGTCGCCCGCCGTGATGTGACGTCCGATCGTGTCGATCAGCTTGGCCTCGCGCTCGGGCGTTTCCCTGGCGAACAGCATCAGGACGTAGTCGGCGAAGTCGCGAGCCTGGTAGTCGTGGTTGTAGGTCTGCTTGGCGACCGCGGCAATTCCGGCCTTGATCTTCTTGAAGCCGTATCCGTCCAGGTCGTGGCGCCAGCTCTCCCAGAAGCCACCGTCCTCGGTGGGGGAGCCGAGGATGCCGATGAGGCGGAGGAGACGGTCGAGGTCGGGGCACTCGTGTACGGGTTCGTCCATGCCCGGGACGTTAGACGTGCCGTGTTCTTCCTGCCATGGAGTTGCGGGTTATCGGCCAGACGTCGGCGCCAAGTCGTTGCTCAGCCGCCGGCGGGCACGTCCCAGTAGCCGGTGTGTGCGATGGTGTCGGCGGTGACGGGGGGTGTGCGCTGGGCGAGGGTGGGTTCGGTGGCGATCATCTGCCGGATGAGCATGTTGGGGTAGCGGGAGATGATGGGGCGGCCGCCCTGGCCGAGGATGAGGGCGTGGACGCCTTCGGCCGGCCGGGGCCGTTTGGGCAGGTACCGCTTGAGTGCGGCGGCGGTGAGCGGTTCGAGGGTGAACTTCTTGCCGACGTTTTCGAAGTCGTCGGGGGCGCGGACTTCGTAGGTGCCGTTGGGGAGTTCGTAGAGGTGGCGCATGTCGAGGCGGACGATTTCGCCGGGGCGCAGGCCTTCGAGGAGGAGGTAGCCGATGAGGCGGTCGCGGAGGTAGTGGCGGGCCTGGTCGGGGCCCCAGCCGCCGAGGCAGGTGAAGAAGGCGACGCGTTCCATGGGGGTGAGGCGGCGGGGCGGGTTGGCGTCGCGGTCGACTCCGCTGCGGAGCATGGTGAGGTCTGGGGGGAGGCGGATGGCGCCGCGGTCGGCGGCCGCGGTGTAGAAGCCGGTGAGGGCGGTGATGCGCCGGTCGTGGGATTTGGCGACCTCGGGGTGCTGTTCGGCGAGCTGCGCGAGGGCGTCGGGGCTGTCGAAGGGCCGGGTGAGGTAGGGGTGGAGGAAGGTCTGCTCGGACCAGGCGGCGATGTCCTCGATGCCGGCCGCGTAGGGGTTGATGTGGTGGTGGGTGCACCAGTCGAGCCAGGAGGTGACCTCACGCCGGTACTCGGCGGCGCTGGAGGGGCGCAGGGTGGAGTGGGTGAGCCAGTCCTCGAGGAGCGTGCGTGGGTCCATGCCCCTTATCTTGCCCGCTCTCATTCCTAGATCAAGATTTATACAAAACCTCGGGAGACCTCAGCCCTGGATGCCGTTGTGGTGCGGGGCGTGGGGAAGGTGCGGGGCGTTGCGCGCGCGACTTCTCCTGGTGGGTGGTGGTCCCGAGGTTTTGTATAAGTCCTGGTGGGATGGGGTGCGGGGGTTTGGTTGGTCCCGGACCGGGGGCCTGACAGCACGCTACGACGGAACCGGTGCGGTGCTCCCCCGCGCCCCTCGCGGCGTGTCAGTAGTCGCCGTCGAAGCCGTACATATCCGGGGTGTCGCCGCAGCAGACCGGGCACATGCACCGGCAGGTGTCTTCTCGTCCGGTACAGCGGCCCGCCTCCCACATACAGCTGCCGTCCGCACCCTGGCAGCCCGGGCCCGGTTCAGGGCAGTCCGCCACGGCCATCTGGTGGGTCTCGCACCAGGTCCGCATCGCCGTCTCCAGTTGGACGTCGCCCCACACGTGACCGTAGCGGCGCGCGTTGTCCTCCCACGGACAGCGGGCCTCAACGCCCTGCGGAGGGCAGGAGGGTGCCTGCCCGTCCGGGTAGGTCACCCAGCCGCCGTCCTCGGGGAAGGAGGACCAGTCCCGTCCGTCCGGCGCGTGCCACTGGAGCCATTCGCGGGGGCCATCCTTGTGGCTGGGCGTGGTCCGGCGCCAGACGGTAACGCCGCAGTCGGGGCATCGTGCGAAATCCTCGCCGCCCCGCAGGCGGTGCTGGCCGGTGAGAGCAGCTAGGGGTACGCGGGTGTCCTGCACTTGGGTGCTCTCCTCACAGGCCGGGTATGGCGTCTTGATCGATGTCGAACCGTGCGTGGCCGTGTCTGGGCTCGGGATCGCACTCGGCTCCCCAGCCGCGCAGCCGCGACTCCTGGTCGGTCAGCTCCCGTCGGCAGCCACGGCACCACACCCGCCGGCGCGGCCCGGCCGGAACCTCGGGGAGCGCTGCCTGCTGGTGTTGTGGCCTCATGGGTTCCAGTGTCTTCCGGGGAACGGGTAGCGCGATGGCGAGATGATTTTGTACGCTGCGCGTGCGCGATACGTACGCGATAAGCCACCAACCCCGGTCCGGGGTGGTGGCCTTCGGTGTATCCGGGGGTCAGTCGTCGTCACGCGGCTGCTCGGGCCGACGCTTTCGACAGGCATCCCGGTTTGAGCACACCGTGATCTCGATGCCGTACTTCTCGCTGGTGAGCGTGCGGAAGCCGCGCTTGCCGATGCGGCCGCACTGCTCGCAGTACCGGGCATGAACGTCGCGCGACTTGCTTCCCTCGGCGGGGCCCACGTAGCCGCGCTGTTGGAGCTCGTTGAGGAGGGCGTCGGCGTCACGAAAGGAAATCCGCATCCAACGCTGTAGAGCTGATGTGGCGGCGAGGCGGCGGGAGGCGACCAGGCGTAGGGCTCGGTCGATCTGTTCGGGAGCGAGTGTCGTGCCGGTCATCTGGTTCCTCTCAGGCGGCGAGTGCGGTGGACGAGCGGGTGATGCGCGGGCGGTTGGGGAGGTAGTCGCGGCCGAGTTCGCGGGCGATGAGCTGCTGTTCGCTGCGGACCACGATGCCGCGTCCGGCGGGGGTGGTTGCCTCGGGCCGCTGCAGGACGAAGGCCATGCGGTGGACGGTGTAGGAGCGGATGCGGTCGATGTAGAAGGAGCGGGCGTCGCCGCGGAGGCGGCACATGGCGCGGACCTGGATGCGGCCGGCCTTGGTGGTGCGGATCTCGTACGCCTCGATGG